CTTTGAGCACTGCTGGGACGGAATTCGCTACAGCCTCGACGGCCACATTAAGCGTAAGGGCCAGATGGCTGGGATGATGATTCCTAAGCGCTTACGTACAAGATAGGTAATGGTTAATTATCATGGTAACAGTGTAAACTCTCTCACCTCAGGACAGGCATGGAGATGATAAACTGTGGTATGGGCAACATTCTGGTCTGCTGCTTCAGCTATTGCTACAGCAGTCGCTGCGTTAATTGCCGTTTGGGCAATGTTTAGATGGAAGAAGCAGGATGAATTGAAGGTTAAGATGGCATTTAAATTAGCCATTGCTGATTACAAATACTTGCTAATGCTAATGCCATCCCAATTAAATTCAGATGACTTGCGTAATAGGCACTCCAAGGAGAGGAAGGAGCTAATTGGCCTTCTTTCTGCGTGCAACAATGCTTTTATTGTCACTGAGGATTTATTGCTGACAAATGATTTGGTTGTAACGAACTGGACAAATATACTGCAGACGCACAGACATTACCTTCAAGGATCCAGAAAATCGGAAGAGTTGATAATGTATTGTGATGCCATTCTTAGACAAAAATTCATTTTCACATGAAAGAATATTGAACATAAAAGGTCGCTCCGGCGGCCTTTTTTATTGCCACAAATCCACCAAACGGACCCCAGCATGAACAATAACCTTCAACTGGCCGTCAACCATGCGTTGGCTGATGCCAGGCTTGCGCGCGCCCGTATGCTGGCGGCTAACCCGACGATGGGGCTGGATGCCAAACGCAATTCAGCGTGGTGCGAATACGGATTCAAAGAGGATCTGACCTTTGATGACCTCTACAGACTGTACCGGCGCGGCGGCATCGCACACGGCGCGGTGCGTAAAATTACCGGCACATGCTGGCACAGTAACCCGGAGATTATCGAGGGTGAAAAGGCGGACGAAACCCGCAAGGTGACTGACTGGGAGCGCAGGGCAAAAGGCATTTTTACCCATCGCTTCTGGCGTGCATTTGCTGAGGCTGACCTGCGGCGGCTGGTGGGCCGCTACTCTGGCATCCTGCTGCATATTCGCGACGGTAAAGACTGGAACCTGCCCGTCACCAGAGGTAAGGGGCTGGAAAAGATTACGGTGGCATGGGCGGGCGCGCTTGTGCCCTTGGAATGGGATACCGGCCTGAACTCGCGCACCTACGGGCAGCCGAAGATGTGGCAGTACGTGGAGCGCCTGCCGAACGGCAGCACCCGGCGCGTGGATGTGCACCCTGACCGCGTGTTCATCCTGGGTGATTACTCCACCGATGCTATCGGCTTTCTGGAGCCTGCCTATAACCCCTTCGTCAGCCTGGAGAAAGTGGAGGGCGGCAGCGGTGAATCGTTCCTGAAGAACGCCGCGCGCCAGCTAAATATCAACTTCGATAAAGAGATCGACTTCAGTAACCTGGCCTCGATGTACAACGTGGATGTCAATGAGCTTCAGGAGAAATTCAACGAGGCCGCCGTTGAGGTTAACCGTGGCAACGATGCGCTGCTGACCACTCAGGGCGCAACGGTGACGCCGCTGGTGTCCGCTGTCGCTGACCCTGGGCCAACCTACAACGTAAACCTCCAGACGGCAGCCGCCGCACTGGATATCCCGACCAAAATCCTTGTGGGCATGCAGACAGGCGAGCGCGCCAGCACCGAGGACCAGCGCTATTTTAATGCGCGCTGCCAGTCCCGGCGCGGCGATCTGTCGTTCGACATCGAAGACCTGTGCGACAAGCTGGTAGCGCTTGGCATTCTCGACGCGGTGCCGCAGAAAACAGTTATCTGGGATGACCTGAACGCCAGTACCGGTGCCGAGAAACTGGCATCCGCCAAACTGATGGCCGACATCAATAACGCCTCTATTGCCACTGGCGAGCAGCCATTTACCGGCGAAGAAATCCGTGTGGCCGCCGGGTACGAAGGCTCATCTGAACCGCTGGAGGGGGACGATGAAGAAGAGGAAAACGAAACCTCCGATTCTGCCGGGAAATCTTAACGATCCCACAGGCGCTGATCGCCTCGAACGCGGCGCGATAAACGAGTTCGGGAGGCGAATAAAACGTATCGCAAAAGCTTATCAGGGCATTCTCGACCGCATACCTGCATCACCCGCCGTAAACCTTCGCTACACCTTCGACCTGGACACCTCGCTGCTTTCGATGCTGCTGGAAAACGCTTCCGCGCTTGTGGACGAGATCCTCTATGGCGGCAATGAAACGAACTTCTGGTACTGGCGCGATTACGTCAATCAGGCGTACCAGCGTGGCACGGCGCAGGAATTCGCTAATCTCTCGCAGCAGTCTGCGGTGTATGCCGCCGGACGGGAGAGCCTACAGCAACTGTTGCTTAGTGAGCCGTATCAGCGCCGCCTGCTGCTGGTGCGCACCCGCGTTTTTGAGGAAATGAAAAACCTCAGCGCGCGGATCAAATCGGACATGGCGCGAATACTCACCGATGGCATGGGGCGCGGGCAGAACCCCCGTGATATTGCGAAGCGGCTCACCGAACAGACAGGGATTGAAATCAGCCGGGCAAAGCGCATCGCCCGCACAGAAATCACCACGGCGCTGCGCCGCGCCCGGTGGGATGAGTCGGACGAGGCCGAAGCGCAGTACGGGATTATGACGCGGCAAATGCACCTCTCCGCACTGAGCCCGACGACGCGGCGTAAACACGCGCTCCGTCATTCTCACCTTTACACCACCGAGGAGGTGCGGGACTGGTACAGCGTTGACGGCAACGCCATCAACTGCAAATGCACGCAGGTCGCGGTGCTGGTGGATGCTGACGGCACGCCGTTAAACCCGAACGTCATCGACATGGCGAAGAAGCGGCTGGAGAAGGCGCAGAAAGCCGGTCTTGTCGCCAACCACTTAGATTGCGGCTGCGGTCACCACCACGCCGCATAACAGCGAGAAATCAGCATGCCCTCTCAGATTCATATCAACCATAAGGTCGATAACAAAGCCATTCGCCGCGAAACGTATAACGACCGTGAGCACGTGGTGATCCCGAGTTACACCCTGCCAGCCAACGTCATCATGAACGAGGAGTTCTATCCGGAGGCGGAGATCAGCGCGAACTACCGGACCCTGGAAGGGACGCTGGCCCCGCTGGGCCACCCGATGGTGGATGGTCAGTTCGTCTCTGCTTTTTCCCCTGAGGGGCTGAACGTGGGCTTTATAGGCGCGTGGAACCGCAACGTCAGCCTGCAGGGGAACCGCGTTTATGCGGAAAAGTGGATCGACGTGAACAAAGCCATGGAATCCCCAGGCGGCGTGGAGCTGCTGCAGCGCATTGAAGCCATCGAGAAGGGCGAAACGACCGATCCTATCTGGTCCAGCGTCGCCGTATTTCGCGAGCGCACCCCGGCACCCAAAGACCTGCAGGATCAGGGCGCGAAGTGGGTGGTGAAAATCCACGCCATCGACCACGACGCCATTCTGCTTCATGAACTGCCCGCAGCGGGACCTGAGAAAGGTGTTGGCCTTATGGTCAACGCTGACCTTGCCACGCCACTAAAAGCCAACTCCGGCGCGCTGGTGGGGGAATCCTACCGGGAGCGTGAACAACGCCTCGATCGTGCGGCTAAGGCCCGGTTTGCTCCCGGTGAGAACGAATACGCCTGGGTGGCCGACTTCACTGACAGCCAGGTGGTCATCATCCGCAACGGGGGCAATGCCCAGGTGTTCGGCTACACCTCTGAGGGCGGAAAAATCTCCTTCGACGACACCGGAACGCCGGTCGCCCGCCAGGAGTCCTGGGTTACCGTCGTAGCCAACAAAGTTAAATCTCTTTTCACGCAGGAACAGCCTGCAATCAACCACCAAACGGAGGGCGACATGCCTTTAACCACTGAAGACACAGAACTGCTACGCAAAATCGTTGGTGAGGCGATCGCCGCTAATAACGAATCGACTCTCAAACCCCTTAGCGAAAGCATTGCAGCTATCCAGACCAACCAGCAGCAGCTCAGCGAAACACTCACCGCTAATTCCCGCGCTGAAGAAAAAACGATGCGTGACGCTGTACAGGCGGTACATGGCGAGCTTGTGGCTAATGCCCTGTCAGGTCCGGCGCTGAAAGAGATGTTCAGCAAGCTGGGTACTGCCGCACCGCTGGGCACCAACTCCGCGACGCAGCCGGGCCAGACTGGCGCTCCGGACCCGTCCACTTACTTCCCGGCCTAACCGAGCAGGCAGAACAGTCACCCACTTTTAAAGGAGACCGGCATGGCATCCCGCTATCGTCGTGTAAATATCGACGGGCAGTCGCTTTATAAGACTGAAACCCGTACCACTGTCGCTGCCCTGTTGCCGGGCACTGCGGCGATTATCAACGCTGATGGTCAGTTCGCACAGGCTGGTGCGCTGACCGGACGCCTCTACATTATCGACTGCGCCTACCATCAGGGCCTGGGTATTCGTGACGCCGTCCCGGAAGGCGATTCCGCTGTAGGTAACTACGTGGAGGAGGGGCGCGAACTGGCGCTGTTGTGTGTGCCCGGCGCGTACAAAAAAGACAGCCCGATCAAGCTCGGTGCTGCTGGTCAGTTCACGCTGGCCGCTGACGATACCGATGCGGTGATTGGCTATAGCCAGGACGAAGCCACCATTGCGGCAGGCGCTACCGACTTCATCCGCGTTCGTATGCGTGCCGGCACTGCCGCCGCAGCCGCTGGCGCATAATTTAAGGACACACGCACATGTATTTTTCCCGTGAAACCCTGGCGACTAACCGCCGCCTGCATCAGCACTGGAACTCCCTCTGGGCCCAACGCAACATCTGGGACACCTCCCACCAGCTTATGGTTAACCAGTACCGCGGCGTAATGGATGTCGAAACGCTGGCGGCCAATGCCCTGGCGGGTGATGGTCTGGGGCGTGAGTTCTGGGCTGAAATCGACCGTCAGGTTATCCAGTTGCGCGATCAGCAAGTCGGTATGGAGATCGTCAACGACCTGATGAGTGTTATGCAGGTTCTGAACATCGGAAAAACCGCCAAGCTATATAGCGTGGTTGGTGATATTGCTGATGATGTGCAGGTCAGTCTGGACGGTCAGCCGCCATACTCTTTTGATCATACCGAATACGACAGTGACGGCGACCCGGTACCTGTGTTCACCGCTGGCTACGGCGTTAACTGGCGTCTGGCCGCAGGCCTGAACACGGCGGGTATTGATATCGTTCTGGACTCGCAGGCAGCCAAGATGCGTAAGTTCCATAAACGTCGCGTTAAAGCTTATCTGGACGGTAACGAAACTATCAAGGTTCAGAACTATCAGTCTCAGGGGCTGCGTAACCACCGCAATACGGCGAAGATTAACCTTGGATCCGGCGCTGGTGGTGTAAACATCGACCTGACCAAAGCCACGCCCGCTCAGGCGCTGGAATTTTTCGGTCCAACGGGTCCGTTCGGACTGACTGCCCGGGCGAATCAGGTCACCGCCTATGATGTGTTGTGGCTGAGCTCGGAAATCATGGCAAACCTGTCGAAGCCGTACACCATTGAGGTCGGTAACGGCTCAAATGCGATCGTGAGCGGTACCGTTCTTGATGCCATCCGCAAATTTATGCCGGTGAAGGATATCCGCATGACCTACGCGCTGAAGGGTAACGAGTTCCTCGCCTATGAACGCCGTCAGGATGTGGTTTCGCCGCTGGTGGGTATGGCCGTTGGTGTCATTCCGCTCCCGCGCCCGCTGCCGCAGAGCAACTACAACTTCCAGATCATGTCTGCAGAAGGTCTGCAGGTGAAACGTGACGACGAAGGCCATTCCGGTGTGCTTTCCGGCGCAAACCTGGGCTAAGGAGAACACATGGCTAAGTACGAAGTGATCCGCCCATGGCACGGCGTGACGGTTGGTGACGTGGTGGAGTTTGAAAGTCTCCACCCGGTATTGAAACCGAACGTCCGCCTGATGCGGGGCGAAGCTGTTGGCACGCTCAACACGGCGACGCCCGACGCGGGCAATAACGGCAGTGAAGGAAAATCCCGTAAGGAGATTATTGCCGAGCGCCTGAAAGAACTGAATATCGAGTTCAAAGGCACCCTGGGCGCGGAAAAGCTTTCGGAGCTGTTGCCTGATGGCGAGCTCGAAAAACTCTTCCCCGCTGAATAACAGCCGCCGCTCAGGCGGTTTTTTTATGCCCCGTTCCGGCGGGGCTTTTTATTTCAGGAGTCAGCCATGGTAAATCCCGAACAGGCGCAGCAGTATCTAAGCGGTCAGGGGATTACCCTGCCTGATTTCGTGCTGGCGGCGCTGGTGGAGCAGGTAAACGGCATCGAAACGTGCCTGAGCCTGCATTATCCGGCCGCCACAGCGATGCTTATCCAGCTGTACCTGCTGGCGCTGATGGGGCTGGGGCAGGGTGATAAATATCTGTCCAGCCAGACCGCACCAAACGGCGCTTCCCGGTCGTTCCGCTACCAGTCGTTCTCCGATCGCTGGAAAGGCGCGCTGAACCTGCTGCGCGGGCTGGATAAACACGGCTGCGCGACGGCGCTCATCCCCCCCGATCCGACTGCTGCGCCAGCGTTCGGCGGCATCTGGATCGGTAAAGGCGGATGCATGAGCAACGGGGGCCGCTGATGGCCCTGATATTCGTCAAGCAGCGTCTGCCGGAGCCGTTTACGAAAGTCTGGGTTCTGACCGACAGCGGCAGGAGGGTGACCGGCTACGTCAAAAGCAACGGCGAGTGGTTCATCTTTTGTCGTGAGATCGCCGCCACAAAGCCGGAAGTACTCCGCTGGGAGGAACCTTGAGCGTTACAGCACAATGGGTTTATACCAATTTGGCCACCGTCTATCCACGCACCTATGACGACTGGAGCGGCACCTGGACAACTGGCGAGCCTTACCTCATCGACTGCACGTGGGAGGTGAATCAGGAAGAATCCATAGACGATGCCGGTATCGAGTTCACCACCAACCTGATCATTTCCACCGA